AAGTTTGGCGAGGGTGCAGAAGACAACCCCATGGCCAACACCATCACCAGCTGGGCCAAGGACAACGGGCTGTCACAAGCTCAGTTTGATGACCTGGTGGACAAGCTCCAAACCAATGCCAAAGAGATGATGGCCGGCGAGATGATCGATCCTGCCGCAGAGGTCGCACAGCTCGGCCCCAATGGCCAGGCTGTCATCAACGGCATGGTTGATTGGGCGCGTGGCCTGGTTAATAAGGGTGTGTGGAGCAAGGATGATTTTGAAGAGTTTAAGATCATGGGTGGCACAGCCCGTGGCCTGACTGCTTTGATGAAGATCCGCGAGGCCTACGAGGGCCGTGTGCCAATCGAGTCTGCACCTGTTGATGGTGCTCCATCAAAAGAGGAGCTCTACCAAATGGTGGGGGATCCTAAGTACCAAACCGATCCCGCCTACAGACAAAAAGTGGAGCGTCTGTTTCAGCAGTACGCCCAATAACAAATCTCCTGAAGAGGGTCTGCCGAAAGGCAGTTGCCATTTGACCCAGCCTTGTGCTGGGTCTTTTTTTGTACAGTTCACAAACCCCCCTATTGCACAATGTTGTTTTTGCCCTACAATTTGCACAAGGCCCACAGCAATGTGACCCTTGCCGCAGCGGATGCTGACGAGTGGCTGGCGCAACCAGCAAGCAAATGGCCCAGGCATCTGGCTCACCAGTGCGCTAACCCTGTTCAACTAACCATCGAGGTATCCAAATGAGCGTTTCTCTCTCTAACGCCTTTGTGACGCTATTTGATGCTGAAGTGAAACAAGCCTACCAGGGCAAAGCAATGCTGGTGGGTGCTGTGCGTCAGCGTCGTGGTGTCGAAGGCTCCACTGTCAAATTCCCCAAAGTTGGTCGCGGCGTGGCAACTGCCCGTGTGACCCAGACCGATGTGACTCCCATGAACGTGGGTTTCAGCACGGTCACCTGCACCTTGCAAGACTGGAATGCCGCTGAATACAGCGACGTATTCAGCCAGGCAAAGGTCAACTTCGACGAGCGCTCTGAGCTTGTCCAGGTTGTTGGCAACGCAATTGGCCGTCGTCAAGATCAGCTGATCCTGGACGCCCTGGCTGCTGCTACCAGCACCGGCACCGTGGCAAACTCTATTGGTGGCGCAAACACCAACATGAACATTGCCAAGCTGCGCGAAGCTGCCAAGATCCTGAACCAGAAGAACGTGCCCTCCGAAGGTCGCCACATCATCATCCACGCCAACTCCCTGGCTTCGATGTTGGAGCAGACCTCTGTGACCAGCTCTGACTTCAACACGGTCAAGGCTCTGGTGCAGGGTGAACTCAACCAGTTCCTGGGCTTCACGTTCCACGTTCTGGGCGACCGTACCGAAGGTGGCTTGCCCATCGACGGTTCCAGCGACCGCACTTTGTACGCCTTCCACCGCGACGCCATTGGCTACGCAGAAGGCATCGCTCCGAAGACGGAAATCAACTACATCCCTGAGAAGACCAGCTGGCTTGTCAATGCCCTGTTCTCCGCTGGGTCTGTGGCGATTGACTCTGAGGGTATCGTCAAGATCACGGCCCGCGACACTGCGGCTGCCGCTTAATAGGAGGGTCTGAAAATGGCTTTCTCTTCGACTGGCTTTGCCACTATTGCTGCATCTAAGGCGGGCAATGCTCCCTCGATGCACACCTACAGCACCACCGACGCAATCGGTGATGTGAACACCGCTGGCTACTTCAACAGCATCGCTTCGCTGTTGAACGTCGGTGATGTGATCTTCTGCTACACCAGCACTGGTGGCACCCCGGCCATGTCTGTGGTTTGGGTGAACTCCAACACTGGCTCGGCAGTGGATGTGACCGACGGTCTGACCGTCACTGCAACCGACAGCGACTAATTTTCGCTATCGGCAACCGGGCCAGCCCCTGAGAAATCGGAGGCTGGCCCTTCTCACATTAAGAGGTTCACATGGCTGCAGGCGACACCGGAGTCACAATCTGTTCAGATGCTCTGCTCATGCTGGGCGCAAAGGCCATCACGTCATTCAATGATGGCACCGATGAGAGCTCGGTCTGCGACCGCCTCTATCCCGACATCCGAGACTCTGTGCTGGTCATGTACCCATGGAGCTTCAACACCAAAAAGACCAGCTTGGCGCGTTTGCTGACCGCACCGACGAGTGTGTGGAGCTATGCCTATCAGCTGCCTGGTGACCGTTTGAATGGCCCCCGCGCTGTGTATGACACGGCTGCTGTGGGTGCACACCCGCGCAAGGACTGGGAGATTCAGGGCGACCAGCTGCTGACCAACCTTGACGCTGTCTATATCGACTACCAATACAGCGTTGGCGAGTACGCCATGCCCAAATACTTTGTGCAGCTGATGAAGTACATGGTGGCCTGGCACCTGGCCGAGCCCATCACTGAGCAACAAGAGAAATCTGCCAAGTGGCAGCGTGTTGCTGTTGGCGACCCTGCTGAGAATGGCCGTGGTGGCTTCTTCAGACAGGCTTGCCAGATTGATGGACAGAGCAACCAGATGCGGATCATTGACGACTACACCCTGATCGCAGTGAGGAACTGATGACACGGTTTGTCGAGATCCAATCCAACTTCAGCACGGGCGAGCTCGACCCATTGTTGCGTGCGCGGGTTGACCTGCAGCAGTACAACAATGCGCTTGCCAAGGCCACCAATGTACTGATCCATCCCCAGGGTGGGTTGCGCCGTCGGCCTGGCACCAAATATGTTTTTGCTCTTCCATATACTGGTGTAAATAGCGCAGCCAATGGTGTGCGACTTGTTCCATTCCAGTTCTCTGTTTCTGACAGTTACATGCTTTGCTTTATCCATCAACGCATGTACATCATCAAGAATGGTGTAGCTCAAACAAATATCAATGGCACTGGAAACAGTTACTTATACATAAGCAGTTTGACAAGTGACATGGTTGACGATATGTGTTGGACTCAGAGTGCTGACACACTGATTGTTGTGCATCCAGACTTGCAGCCAATACGAATTACACGCACAAGCGATACTGCATGGACAGCATCCACCATCACATTTGATTCGATTCCAAAGTACGCATTTGAAATCGACTTTCACACCAATAACGCTGAAACACTAACTCCTTCTGCTGTGAGCGGAAACATCACGCTCACAACCACCAGCGCAAAGCACGACTCTGGTACGGCCCAGGCTGGAGCAATCACGACAATAACTCTGAAGTCTGCATCAAGCTCTACTGACGACTACTACAACGGTCTGTACATCACCATTACTGGTGGAACTGGAGCTGGTCAAATTAGATTGATTGAGGATTATGTTGGATCGACAAAGGTTGTTACTGTTGACCAAGGATGGCTTGTAACGCCAAACAACACCAGCACATACAGCATCACCAGTTTTACTACTGAATCCGTCAATCAATATATCAATGCTTCACCGCAGGGCCGAGCGCGGATTATTCGATACGTTTCTGCAACGGTTGTAGAAGCTGTCACAGAATATCCATTTTTTAATACATCAGCGATTGATGCTGGGCGGTGGGAGATCGAACACAACTATGAAGATGTGTGGTCTGGTATTAGAGGTTGGCCACGAACAGTCACATTCCATGAGGGACGCCTGTATTTTGGTGGCAGTAAGTCGCGCCCATCCACTGTGTGGGGAAGCAAGATCGGTTTGTTCTTTGACTTTGTGCCAAGCGAGTCATTAGACGATGATGCGGTTGAAGCTACTCTGGACACCAATGAACTCAATATCATCACCGACATCATCAGCTCGCGTGACTTTCAGGTATTCACCACTGGTGGTGAGTTCTATGTTCCGCAGCAGGGCACAGATCCGATTACACCGCTGAGTTTTACATTCAAGAACGTCAGCCGCAACGGTATCAAGCCTGGCACCCGTGTGCAGTCTGTGGAGTCTGGCTCAATCTACATCCAGCGCCAAGGCAAGTCTCTCAACGAGTTTGTATTCTCTGACACACAGTTGACCTACATTACGCAGCGCATCTCTTTGCTGGCTGGACATCTGCTCAAGGGGCCGCAGCGCATTGCGCTTCGCAAGGCATCCAGCACCGACGAGTCTGACCTGCTGCTGATGACAAACACCAATGATGGAAGTCTGGCCGCTTTCTCCATCATGCGCTCTCAGCAAATTACAGCCCCGTCTGAATTCACAACTGATGGTCTGTTTATTGACGTTGGAGTTGATGTCACAGAAATATATTGCGTAACGAGGCGTGTCTTTAATAGCACCCCGAAGTATTACATCGAGCGCTTTATGGACACACTGTACACAGACTGTGCGTTCACTGGTGGTGCTGCTTCAAGCATTGGAGGTCTGCCACATGTTGGCAAATCGCTTGATGTTATTTGTGACGGTGTGCCGCAGGGCGATGAGACCGTCAACAGTTCTGGACAAATAACCTTTGATCGTCCGAGCACCAGCAGTTACGAAGTTGGTTTGCCGTTCACTGTATACGCCAAGACCATGCCAGTAGAGATCAAGTTGCAGACAGGGTCTCGCATTTCAATGAAGAAGCGCATTGTGGAGATCAGTGCAGTTTTGAAAGATACGCAAGACTTGATTATCAACAACCAGACTGTGACCACCAGACTGATGGATAACCCGCTGCTGGATAATCCTGTGCCTACGTTCACCGGCATCAAGCGCGTTAATGGTGTGCTTGGATATAGCAGAGAACAATCAATTGAGGTAACACAGAATCTGCCAATGAAGTTGACATTGCTCGGTCTTGATTACCGTGTTGCGGTTTATTCGGGGACATAACCATGGCAGTGACATCTGACCAACTACTTGCTGGCTCTGGACTGCTGCAGTCTTATGCCGCATCTGAATATCAGCGTGCAGCTGGCATCCAAGAGCAAACCAGCTACTTGCTGAAAGCACGCGACACCCTGGCTGTGGCCGAGGTGCGTGCTGATATGGACACCCAGTATGCGGAGATCCAATCTGGTCGCATGCTGAAGAAGGCAGAGATCGAGGCCCGCAATTGGCAGATCCAGGGAAACCAGCTGCTCAAGACCATGCGTGCCACCAATGCAACTGTACGAGCCCGTGCGGCTGCAGGTGGAGTGGTGGTTGGCGAAGGGTCGGCGCTGGCTATCCAGCAGCAAAACACTGCGGCCACCATGCGTGACTTGGCCGTGACCGACTTCAATTCTCTGGCTGCCAAGGTGCTTGGCTTTGAGGACGCTACCGCGCTGCTGCAATCTACCCAGATGCAGAACACGCTCAACCTGTACAGCGCAAGCCGTCAGGCTGGCCAGTACGAACAGGCTGGTGCAGCAAGCCGCAGCCGTGGAGGTTTGCTGGGCAACATTACATTGGCCAAAGGTGGACTGGAGTTCGCCAAGGTATTCAAGTCATAAGGGGCGCACATGGCAACACAACGAATTGAATCTGGCCAGGTGCAGCTACGATCTGCTGGTGGTGTGCCAATGCAGCAGGTCAGTCAGCCTGGTGTCAACTTTGTTGGTGGCCAGGCTCAAGCTCAGACGTCCAGCATGCTGGCGCAAACGCTCGACCGCATGAGCAGCGTGCTGTACGAGGAAGCTGGCAAGCAGGCAGTTGAGCGTGCCAAGGTTGACTACTTCAACAACTACCAGGTGAGCGACGAGCAGATCCAGCTGGCCAAGAATGGCGACCCGACTGCAGCTGCTGCACTTAAGATGGGTGGCACGTTCAATGTGTATGACGTGGCCATGCGTAAGCTCCGCACGTTCGATCTGTCTGGCCGCTTCGAGGTCAATGCTGACAACGAGTTCCAGAAAGTGCTGATTGATGTTGAGAACAACCGACTTACATCAAAGCAGGCTGCAGACAAGATGGCCAACGTGACCCAGGGCTTTACCCGGTCGCTGGCCACACAAGATCCAGAAGCTGCCATCAAGTTCCAGAACACCATGGGCATGCGTGCCAGCGTGATCATGGGCAAGGCATACGAACTTGAGGCAAAGCGCCAGCGTGAGATGGATACCGCAGAGCTGCGGCTGGCGCTGGACAACGACATGAACCGGCTGGAGCCCACGCTCGATCAGGTGAGCTACATCAACGCCAAGGGCGAGACACGGCCCATGACTGATCATGTGGATGCCACCATCAGCAGCATCTATCAGCGCGTGACACCCCGTCTTGGCCTGGCCGAGGCAGAACGCATGGTCACTGAGTACCGCGCCAAGGCAAAGCAGGCCACCATTGGTGTGATCTCCAAACACGTCACTGACACCGCTTTTGCACCTGACGCCATGTCTGCCATTGCCAAGCTGGACAAAGGCGATGCAGGGAAAATGACGCCTCTGTGGAATGCCATCAACTTTGATGACAAGGCCAAGATCCGCAGCAATCTGCGAACCGTCCAGATTGAGCGTCAGACCACCAAGGATCAGAATGAAAAAGACGCGCTGCAGGTGGACACCTTGCGCGTGGCGCAGCTGCAGTCTGAATACTTTGCCAAAGGCAGCAAATCAGCACTAGATGAGCTGCGTGCCATCAGTATCCGCAACCCCAAGGCGATCAGCCCAGAGTCTGTGTTTGACCTGCCCAGGAAGCGAGCCGATGGAGAGATCGCCAACCCGCGTGCCGAATTTGTTCTCAAGTCAGAGATCCTGCAGGGATTGCACCCAGATGCTGCATCCATTGAGCGCCGCAGCAAGGAGCTCGGCATTGGTTACAAGCGACTGAGCGAAAGCATCCTGCCGTTCCAGATCACTCGCAACAACGAGGAAGAGCGCGACATTGAGCGCCTGTTCCGCACTGAGTCCAAGATCGTGCCTGGCCAGTTCAACATCAGCCAGAAGCAAAACTCTGCCTACGCATCGCTGACAACTCAGTTCACCAAAGAGTATCAGCGCCAGGTTGATGAGGCACAGAGTCAGAACAAGCCGATGCCGACGCGAACTCAAGTCGCCCAGCAGATCATTACCAAGCGCCAGACCAGCGAGCAGACCAAGGCCATTGGCGTCAACCTGCAAGCGCTGAATGACCAGTTTGGTGTGGGCGGGACAATCCGCAAGACTGGCATTGTGTTCACGGAAGATTCTGACTACACCGAGATCGCAAGCCAGGCTAGCAGACTTGGGCTCAAGGCAGAAGACCTGTCGAGCATCCAGCAACGTCTGCGGATCATCAAGCAACAACGTGATGCACTGGACGCACAATGAGTGAATTTGACCAAAGCTATCTCAATTTCAGTCTGCAGCGCGACTACCCTGCTGCGCCCAGAGAAGACACCATCAAGCCGATTGAGCAGAGCGCATTTGAGAAAGCGCTGCAGGCGACAGGCATTGGTCTGGAACAAGCTGGCCGGTTTCTGGATAGCCTTGGCCAGGTTGAGGTTCCGCTGCTTGGCAAGGTCAGTCTGGCAGACTTTGTCCCATTTGTTGGCAGCGCCAAGGAAGGCACGCGCTCTGTGTTGACCAGTGGCCCTGAGTGGCAAGGCACGCCAATGGCGCTGCAGCAGAAGGGCACTGGCCAGTCACTCACTCGCGGCACTGGCTTTGCGCGTCAGCTGACAGAAGATGCAAAGCTGGCCACCATGGACGTGGCCACTAACATCGTGCCTGTTGCCAAGGCTGTCGGCAAGGTAGGCAAGGTGCTGGCACCAAAGGCTGGTGAGATGGTGTTGGACACCATGCAGAAACTGGGCACCCCGGTGCAGATGAATATCGTGCCACCTGGCCCCAATGTGGTCAGCACACGATTACCAACTGCTGTCAAAGCTACTGAAGACCCGCTGGCCAACAAGCTGGTCATTGATCTTCAGGCATCCAAGAGCGACCCGGAAGCCTTCGCGCACAACGTAGGATTGGTCAAGCAATACCCGAACTTTGCCAGCAAGGCACGCAACCCAGAGCGCCAGGCTGAAGACTTCATCACCGAGGTGAAGAACAACCTGCTTTACCTGTATGACCAGGTTCCAGAAGCGACCCGCGAACGCAGCAAGCTCTGGTATGACGGAGCTCGCGCCATAACTGACCGCTTCTCTTCTGAGTACAGCGTGCCAGATCAAGCTGTGTCTGGTGTGCTGGCCGTGCTCTCGCCGCAAAAGGATTGGTTTATGAATGTGTCGCTGGGTCAGCGTGTCCTCGACATCATGTCCAAACAGCAATCGGCACGTTGGGATTCAAGCATGGACGAGATGGCCAAGGTCATCTGGAGCAAGCCGCAGTATGCGCCCATGGTCGATGCCATCAGAGGCAAGACGCTTGCTGAGATCCAAGACCCTGGATTGAAAGCCATGTGGCTGCGTACCTACGACCAGGCAAAGCTGCCCCGTGAGCACCAGGTTGTCAGCCCTGAAGGTGACTTCATGGGCGTGCGACTCAACGCCAACGGAACACCGACAAAGACTGGCTGGGGTTCTCTTAATGAGATTGGCAAGGCCATCGTCATTTTGGAAGATCCGAGTCTGCCAACCATCTCAACCAACCTTGGCCAGCAGCACAAGGTGAGGAACTTCTACAACAACATCTATGCACCGGCAGACCCAGCTGGCCATGTGACCATTGACACCCACGCAGTGGCAGCTGGCCTCTTGCGCCCGCTTTCAGGCAACAGCCGCGAGGTGCTGCATAACTTTGGCTCTGGTGTGGTTGGCGAAGGTGGCCCTAAGAACAGCTCAGTCACCGGCGTGCAAGGCACTTATGGCCTGTATGCAGAGGCATACAGACGTGCTGCCCAAGAGCGCGGCATCTTGCCCCGTGAGATGCAGTCAATTACCTGGGAAGCAGTGCGTGGTTTATTCCCTGACACGTTCAAAAGCCAGGCAAAAAATGTGGATCAAATCGACAGTATTTGGCTAAAATACAGGAAAGGTCAGATTTCACAGGACGAGGCACGCAATGAAGTCATCCGAGCTGCAGGCGGGATCAACCCCCCAGAGTGGGAGCGAGCCGGACTACGTCCTGGATCTGCTCAAGAAGTTCAACCTTCCGCTAACACGGGAGAATTACCTGGGGCTGGCATACCCGGAGGGAGTGCCACAGGAGCTGGAAGAAGCCAGCCTCCCGCAGGAAATCCGACAGGCATAAGTAGGGGCCGTCGCGCTCCGCAACAAGGAGCGAACTGATGGCCATCCCACCACTGGAGCAACGTCTTGACAGCATGGCTGCGTCGCCTGACGCAACCGATGTCACACCATCGCTGCCTGGTACACCAGAGGCAACTGCGCCCGACCTGGCCCAAGAAGAGGTGCAGGTTGCAGGTCTGAGTGACAAGCTCACCATGGGCGTGCTCCAAGGTCTGACCAAAAAGGGTGCACGCGCAGCCAAAGAACCCAAGTTGCTCGACAACTTGTTGCCAGACACCCCGCCTGGCTCAACCAAACCGCTGGCCACACCGGTGGCACCTGCCCCTGCCCCGGCAGCCACCGTCAAGATCGTGCCGAAGCCCCGCCCGGTCGATGTGACCGAGATGGAGCAGATCGCTGCAGAGCGTCAGTTTCTTGCAAGCGAAGGCGCTGGCCAAGCCAAGCCACCAGACACCCCGATCAGCAGCGCCTGGACAGACAACGACGGTCTGGCTGCCACCATCCGGGCAGCTGGCGACAACTTCGCCAAGCAAGATCCCAGCATGTCTCTGCGCTCGATCTACACCAGCGCGATCAATGCTGGCGTGCCTGAGCAGTTCCTGAAATCAGCTCTGGCCGGTGAACCCATGGAGGCCACTGTTGGTGGCAGCCAGTTGGCCAAGCGCCTGGCCGGTGCTGTGGTGGTTCACGACGAGAGCGCCAAGCGCCTCGATGACCTGTTTGGCCAGATGGCCGCTGGCACGCTGGACGACCAGGGCAAGCTCAACCTGCGCCTGCAGCTGGCCCAGCACAAGATCCTGGTTGACCAGCTCAAGGGCATGCAGACCGACGTGGCCCGCTCTCTTAACGTCTTCAAGCGCGTGAAAGACCGGGGCCCTGGCCTGGACACCCGCGACATCCGGGCAGCTCTGGATGAGCTCAATGCCAACCAGTCTGACCAGGTGCTCTTCCAGCTGGCCACCGACTACATCAGCACCCCGACCCGTGCTGGCAAGAACCGACTCATTGAGGCTGGCCTGGGTGCCAAGATGCGCGATGTCTGGTTTCACACCTACCAGGCCAACCTGCTCAACGACCCACAGACCCATGCCTACAACGTGGTGGGCAGCGCCGTGTTTGGAGCGCTGGCTCCGGTTGAGCGCACGGTGGCAGCTGCCATTGGCAAGGTGCGTCAGATCATCCCTGGCGCAAACCCTGACCGCTACATGCTGGAAGACATCCAGGCTGGCTTGTCTGGCCTGAAGAACGGCATTCTGGATGGGTGGGAGCTGGCAGCCCAGGCGCTCAAGCAGGGTGGCGAATCCAAGATGACAGATGCTGGCAAGGCGCTCAACCCTGTCAGCTCTGAGTATCTGTCCGACACTCCGCTGCGTCTGTTTGGCAAAGAGGTCTACCGCACGCCTGACCTGCGCGACACCTGGATGGGACGCGCCATTGACGGCATTGGCTTTGTGCAGGATGCCATGAGCTTCCGACCCATTGCCGCAGCCGACGAGTTTGTCGGGGCCATTGCTGGCCGTTATCAACTGCATGAGGAAGCCTGGCGCTTTGCCAACAAAGAGTATGACCGTCTGGTGGCTGCAGGCATGACGCCTGACGCAGCACGCACCGAGGTCGAGGGCAAGGTAAGCCAGCTGCTCACAGAGCGTCCCCGTGATATGCAGGAAAGCATCGACGGTCTGCGCCGCATGGTGACGCTGCAAGAGAACATCAGCAAGGAAGGTGTGCTGGGCGAAACCTATTGGTGGAGCAACCAGATCCTGAACCTGGCCCCGGTCAAGGTGGTGGTGCCGTTTGCCAAGACGGTGACCAATCTGTTCATTGAGGGCAGCAGCTACATTCCCATGCTGAACACCCTGTCGCCTCGGTTTTATGACCTGTGGAGCAAGGGTGGTCGCCACCGTGATGTTGCCATTGCCCGACTGTCCATGGGTGGCACGGCCATCGCTGGCGCTGCAATGATGAACCTAGACAACCGGGTGACTGGCTCTGGCCCGTCGCAGACTGAAGACCGCAAATCGCTGGAGTCTTTGGGCTGGCAGCCCTACTCCCTGGTGTTCGACAAGGGCGAGATCAGCGAGCAGAACATTGAGCGCCTGAATGCCATCACCAAGGTTGGCGTCGGCCCTGACAAGGTCTATGTCAGCTATGCCAGGTTTGACCCCATTAGCATGATCCTGTCCATGGGCGCTGATATGGCCGATGCCAGCAAGTTCGACCGCCACCCTGACCGCGAGGATTGGCAGGTAATGGCCATGGCTGGCATGACCGCAGTCGGCGAATACATGAGCAACCTGCCGCTGCTGCAGGGCCTGGGCGAGATGATGCAGATCGCACGTTCCCGCCAGCAGGATACAGGCGAGAAGATGGTGCAGATCTTCGACGCCCTGGGCAAGCAGTATGCCAACTTCCTGTACACCGGCACGCCAGGTCTTGGCATGAGCAACAGCACGCTCATGGCTCACATTGAGCGCATGGTTGACCCGACCAAGTCCAACATTAAGTCGCCAGAGATGAATACACCCCCTGGCTTGCGTGCGTTCTACGAGGCCCGCCAGCGCGTCATGTCGCGCATCCCCGGCCTGTCTGAGAATGTGCCACCCATGCTTGACAACCTGGGCCGCGAGGTCAAGGTGCAGAACCGTGGCCTGGACTACTGGGCCAACTGGTCGCCTGTTATCTCCGCGACTGAGGGCAAGCGCTCTGAGGTGGACGAGATCCTGGCCAGCCTCAACTTTGGCATTGCCAACCCGTCAGAGACCTGGGACGGTGTGCGCCTGTCTGCAGGTCAGATCAACCGCTTCAAGCGCCTATATGGCCAGGAGATCCTGGACGAGGGTATGAGCCTGGAGCAGCGCATTCCCTACGAGCTCAAGCAGGCAGAGATCGACGCAGGCGTCACGGGTGAGCCGCTGCTCATTGGCGACAAGCAAAAGCTGATCATGTCCATTGTTAGCCGCTATCGGGAGATGGCCAAGGCCAAGATGATTGGCGACCCTGATGGCAATGCTGACGAGGGAGGTGTTGTGGAATACCCAGACCTGGCCGCAGCAATGCGCCGAAATCGTGAAATTTCAAGGACATACGGTCGCTAAAGCCGTACAATTTTCAATAGGAAGGATTGAATCATGCCAGTGCCAATCAGTAATGTGACCCGTCGGGTGGTCTATGCAGCCAGCGGCGTTGGCCCGTATGCGTTCACCTTTGAGATTCTGGCCAACACCGACATCGCTGTTTACCGCGATGACACGCTGTTGACGCTGACCACCGACTACTCTGTGACCATCAATGCCAACGGCACCGGCAGCGTCACCTTGGTTGCGTCGCCCACCGGTGCGACGCAGATCGCCATTGTTGGCGACCGTACCATCCAGCGTACCAGCGATTTTGTGACCGGCGGCGACTTCTTTGCCAACACGCTGAACACCGAGCTCGACCAGCAGACCATCTTTAATCAACAGAATGCTGAAGGTTTGGCTCGCGCTCTGAGCGCACCGCAGACAGATCCGACCAGCATCAACATGACGCTGCCGCGCAAGGTGCTGCGTGCCGGTAAGTTGCTGGCTTTCAATACGACCACAGGCAACCCAGAGGCTGGCCCTGACATCTCTAACTTTTCAGGGATCTATCAGGGATCATACGCCTCTGCACCATCGACCCGTTTTGACACGACCGCGCTGCAAGCTGGTGACCTGTACTTTGACAGTACCTCTGACAGCATGCGCGTCTACACCGGATCGGCCTGGCAAGAGATCGCGCCAGAGATGGCCATTGGCCACCAGGCTTTTACAGCAACGGCAGGCCAGAGTAGCTTTTCAGTAACCGATGGTTACAACGTCAATTCAGTCTATGTCTATAAAAATGGTCTGCTATTGAGTGCCTCTGCCTATACGGCAACCAATGGAACTTCTATTGTCCTGGCAAGCGCTGCTGCTCTCAATGATGTTATTAGAGTGGTGACCTATTTCAACCCAGTTGACACCATCTCAATCAGAAATGCAGCGGCGGCATCTGCTTCAGCTGCCGCTACGTCTGCAAGCAATGCTTCGACATCGGCCACCAATGCAGCCAGCTCGGCCTCTGCTGCCAGCACCAGCGCAAGCAATGCATCTACTTATGCAGGTGTGGCGCAGGCATTTGCTGGTGCTTCACAAACTTCTTCAGTCAACGCAGCAACGTCTGCCACCAATGCCAGCAACTCTGCCACTGCAGCTGCTGCCAGTTATGACGCATTTGACGACCGCTACTTGGGAAGCAAGAGCAGCGACCCGTCATTAGATAATGATGGCCAAACGCTTATTGACGGCGCACTTTACTTCGACACAGTCAACAATGTGATGAAGGTCTATGACCTTGGCACAACGACATGGAAGCGCACTATTCCAACGACTGCTGACCAGGCAAACATTGACACTGTCAGCGGAATTGCAGCCAACGTGACGACTGTTGCTGGGATCTCTGGCAATGTGACTACAGTTGCAACCATTTCAAGCAATGTGACATCAGTTGCTGGTAACAGTTCAAATATCAACACGGTTGCCAATGACATTTCAAATGTCAATTCTGTCGCCACCAACATTGCCAATGTAAATGCTGTCAATGCGAATGCAACCAACATCAATGCTGTTGTATCAAATGCTACCAACATCAATACGGTGGCAGGCATTAGCGCCAATGTCACAACGGTGGCGACTAACAACGCCAACGTCACAACGGTTGCGACAAACGACGCAAACATCACAACTTGCGCGACCAATGTTGCAGCAATTATTGCTGCCCCTAGCTATGCATCAACAGCAACTACTCAAGCAGGCATTGCTACCACACAGGCAAGCAATGCATTGAGTAGTGCAAATGCAGCTGCAAGTCATGCATCAACTTTTGCAGCACTGGGACTCTATGCCGATTGGGGTCTCATCACGGACAGTGTCGGCACAACATCTGATTATGGGAGCATCTGAAAATGAGCACAGCAATTCAACGCCGTAGAGGAACAACGGCACAACATAGCAGCTTCGCTGGATTGGCTGGTGAGCTGACAGTTGACACAGACAAGAAGACAGTTGTTGTTCATGATGGCACAACAGCTGGTGGTATGCCGCTGCTACCTAAAACAATGTCAGATGGCACTGCTAACGGAGTTCTCTACCTTAACGGCTCTAAAGTAGCTACGGCTGGTACTGCCCTGACGTTTGATGGTACTAATCTTGGTGTAGGATCTGGCGGCGTTAGTGCGGGTCTGTTGCGTGTTTGGAGTGGGTCTAACGACAAGCGCATTCAACTTTCAAATGATGGCACAGTTTCCATTATTAACAGCACATACGGAAGTTCTGGCGCTTCTCCTCTCGTTTTTAAGATCAGCGATGACGAACAAATGCGCCTCACCAGCACAGGGCTTGGTATTGGTACAAGTTCGCCGGGGGCGAAGTTGGATGTTGCAGAAGTAAATTTTGCAAACATTGCACGTTTCAGCAGGAATATCACTGGAACAAACAGTATTGGCTCGGCCGTAAGGGTTAGGACATCAACAACCGGCGATATGGTGGATGGTTTCGGCACTGCAATTGTTTTTGCCATTGAAGACAATGCGGCTGTTCAAAATGATGTTGCTTCTATAAATGCCATAAGAACTGGGGCTGATAATACCGGGGCTTTGACATTTAGCACTACTTCTGCTGGATCATCAACAGAAAAACTCCGTATCGACTCCTCCGGCAACCTTGGATTAGGAGTTACTCCTAGTGCTTGGGGTAGTTCTTGGAAAGCATTACAAGTTGGTGGTGGTTCTTTATGGGCAAACCCTAGCTCTGCTTCCAATACACTGCATTTAACTAGAAATGCTTATTATGATGGAACTTCATATAAATACATAGCCACAGGAACCGCTAGTAACTATGACCAAGATAGTGGTTCTCATCTTTGGTTCACAGCCCCTTCTGGCACAGCAGGTAACGCTATTAGCTTTACTCAGGCGATGACGCTGGATGCGAGTGGGAATTTGGGTTTGGGCATGACTTCTCCGGTTGGTCGCTTGACAATTCAAGGCGCTGCTGGAACCAACGGAATCAACCAAGGTATTGGATTTTTATATTCAAATGGAACTCAATATGGTGCTATTGGCTTGAACAATAGTTCAGGTTGGTTGCAGATTATGGGTAGGGCTGCTGCTGGATTGACCTTCCATGTAAACTCAGACTTACAGACCACTGGCGAAGCCATGAGAATAGACTCCTCTGGTAACTTACTGGTGGGGACTACGAGTGCAGGGACAGGCGCTATTGTGGACGTTCAGAGCACAACTAAAGGTGTTCGATTTCCCAACATGACTACCACTCAAAAGAATGCAATTACCCCTGCTGCCGGAACTGTCGTTTTTGATACAACTCTGGCAAAACTTTGTGTTTATTCTGGCTCTGCATGGCAGACCATTACTTCTGTTTAAAAAGGAAACATTATGACAATCTCTTACAACTGGACAGTAAACCCGATGGAACGTAATCTGTCCAACGGTTTTGTAACCGTAGCTCACTGGCAATGCGTAGGCACTGACGGTGAATTCTCTGATTCTGTTTACTCCACTGCCTCATGGACTGGTGAGCCGACTGTGGCTTACGATAGCCTTACTGAAGCCACTGTGTTGGGCTGGATTTGGGAATCTGTTGATAAAGACGCTACCGAAGCCGCTGTTGCTGCGAAAATTGAAGCTCAGAAGAATCCTGTCTCTGCTCAAGGTGTGCCGTGGGGTAACGCATGAACGAACTTACTTTGACAATGGCTGAAAACGAGGTGGTGTTCATCATGCAGGTGCTTGGTGAATTACCTACCAAGAGCAATGCTTGGCAAGTCTTGATGAAGATCCAAAGCCAAGTTGATCAGCAGAAGCAGCAAGAGGCCTCGCTACCTGCAGCGTAAGTACAACACGCAAGAGGCCCTTTCGGGCCTTTAATTTAATGGCAGTTTGTTTGTCATGCTTGATGGAGGTATAGATGGTGACATCGGTAGAGGCACGTCTGGATACGCATGAGGCAGTATGTGCCCATCGTTATGAGCAGATCAACGCCAGACTCAAACGTCTTGAGGGCATCATCATCAAGGCCGCTGGCATCATGTTGTGCGGTATGGCAGGCGTCATCTGGGCGTCATTGATTCACTTGCCCAGAGGCTGACCATTGATCCGCTTACCCTTCTTGCACTGGCCAACGGCGCTGTTGCTGCCGTCAAGAAGGGATGCCAGCTCTACAAAGACATCAAGTCTGCAGCTGGTGATGTCAGCCAGGTGCTGCAGGACATTGACAAACAATTTGCTGGGAGAAAAGTAACCAAGGCGCAGGCCGAGAAGATCGCGGAGAAGAAGGCAGAGGTCAAGGCCGCTGCCACCACAGATCCCAATGATGTCATCTCGAACATTGGCAACCAGCTGGGTGACTTCTTCGACGCCTTCGACAAGATCGAGCAGCTCTTCTATGAGGAGGAACGCAAGGCCAACGAGGTCTATGAGGGCGAAGACTCGGTAAGCAAGCGAGCACTGCAGCGTGTGCTGATCAGGTCTCGGTTGCAGATCATGCAGCAGGAGATCAAGGAGCTGATGATTTATCGCTCGCCACCAGAGCTGAAGGATCTGTGGTCTCGCTTTGAGGTGATGCGTGAACAGATTGGCCAGGAGCAGAAGCGTGCCTGGGAAAGGTTAAGAGTGCAGCGCCAGCAGGAGGAATCCGAACGCAGGAAGCTGAACGACTTTGTGTGGGGGATTGTTGGATGGTGTTGCGCCGTGGCAGTGGTGTGGATTTACGCGATGCTGCTCCTGTGGGCAATCGCTCGACACAGAGAAGGTACGTTCTCTCTATGGTGGGTAACGTCGTGATGATGGCCATCCTGGTTCTGGTGCTGACGTTTGGCGGGTTCCTGTACCTGGACTACAAGACGGCAGAGGCCAAGGCCAAGAAGATGGACAAGCGGGTTGGTGAATTGAGGCGGCAGTTTGAAGAGGACTGCAGGAAGGACTGAGATGGACATGCGGGTTGTTTTTCTATTTGTGATCGTGTGGGTTTTGTTTGGGTGCCAGGATCGGTTTCGCTACCCATGCCAAGACCCTGCCAACTGGCAGACTGAGCGATGCCAGCGACCGCAATGCGCCATCACTCAAGAGTGCCCAGATCAACTCATCAAACCTGACGACATGAAAGGCGAAGTGCGATGAACACAGACAAGATTGACTCGATGATCAAGCTACTGATCACCATCACATTCTGCATGACCATCTGCTGCATGGTCTTCCTGTCCATGTACAGCCTGGTGTTTGTGCCGCAGCCGATGAACGCCATCGCGCCAGCTGACAAGCAGTTCTTCTTTCTGTTGTCAGACATGAGCAAATACATCCTGGGCTCTCTCGGCACGCTGCTGGCCATCAAGGGCAAGGACGCGTTGATGGACGCCATCAAGAAAGAGCCAGAGCCACCCAAAGAAGAACCCACAACTGAGGAGAAGAAATAATGTTGCCAGTCATTGCATCCATTGTTTCCAACCTCATCAGCAATGGCCTGCCCAAGGTGGCCGATGCGGTCATTGAAAAAGGCGTCGATGCTGTCGAGGAAAAGCTCGGCATGAAGCTCAAGCCTGAAGGTGAGGCCACGCCAGAGGACAACGCCAAGCTCAAAGAAGCAGCCATGAAGCATGAAGAGTTCATGGCCGAGCTCGATGAGAAGTCGCGCCAGCGTGCGACCGATATGCAACTCAAAGCCATGGAGTCTGACGATGTTGTGGTTCGCCGCTTTGTTTATGTGTTTATTGCTTTCTGGTCTGTCTTTGCTGCTGCCTTTATTCCTTCTCTTATTTGGGCACCGATCAGCGAGTCCAATCTGCGCTTTGCTGACACCATACTTGGCTATGTGATGGGCACCATGGTGACCAGCATGTTTGCTTTCCTGTTGGGCAGCAGCCAGGGCAGCCGCATGAAGGACAGCAAGAAATGACGCCCGGCATTGACCAGCTGGTGGCTGCCAAGATCAAGCGCGACGTGGCCGAGCGCTGGCTTCCGCATGTACAGAAAGCATTAGAGAGGTTTGGCATTCAGTCTGAGCGCCAGGTCGCGGCCTGGATTGCACAGACCGCGCATGAGTCTGGCGGCTACACCATGCTGGTGGAAAACCTGAACTACCGTGCGGCCACCATGGCCGTGTGCTGGCCAGCCAGGTTCGCGGTCAAGAACCCTGACGGCACCTGGGCCAAGGACGAGAAGGGTGGCAAGGTGCCAAACAAGTTCGCGCTGGCGCTGGAGCGCAAGCCTGAAGCGTTGGCCAACGTGGTCTACGCCAGTCGCATGGGCAACGGCCCGACCGAGTCAGGCGACGGGTGGGCGTTCCGCGGGCGCGGGCTGAAGCAGCTCACCGGGCGGGACAATGTGACCCGGTGTGGCCTGGCCCTGGGTGTTGACCTGGCTGCCAACCCTGACCTGCTGGTGCAGCCAGAGTACGCAGCCCTGTCGGCGGCCTGGTTCTGGTCTGTCAACAAGTGCGGCCCGCTGGCAGACGCCAATGACTTCGTTGGTCTGACCAAGAAGATCAACGGCGGCACCATTGGGCTGGCAGACAGGCAGGCACGGTACGAGGCCGTGCTTGCCAGCTTGGGTCACTGAGCTGCGCCGAGCGCTCTCAGGCGCTTGCTGTAGTTGGCCGTGTGCTTGATGCGCTTGACCGTGTCAATGCGCTTCATGGTCTCTTCATTCACATCCTTGAGCTCACGCAGTTTGGTCATGCGTTCACGCGCTGAGACCTTGCTGGCCATGGCCGTGCGATCTGCCATCTCCTCATAGGCGTCTTGCCACTCATCCAGCGTTTGGTGGTGGCTGTACGGGTCTGCCTTGCCTGGCAGCATGAGCGGGTAGCCAATGGGTTCTGCAGCCTGTTCTGCAGATTCTGCAGAATCGTTCTGCAAATCAGCTTCAGTCACTTCCGGGACATCAACCACTTCAAACCCTGCCTCCTCGGCCTGCTGCACCAGCACCTCCAGCGGCACCTCTTCCAGCTGCGGTTCCTCTGCCGAATATGGGGGCGTCAAGGGGGCCAATATGGGGGCAGATGGGGGGGCGATGGCATCCAGCGGATTTTTTCGGGCAGGTGGGGTGATGTCCTTGACCTGTCGGTTTGACGCCTCTGAGGGGTAATCCTGGGCCTCCTCGGCAGTGATCAGACCCTTGAGCACATCAGGGAAGGCGTCGCGCAGGGCAAAGCCGCGAGCTCGCATCTGCATCATGCGTTTCGGATACGACTGCCAGGGGCCCTGCTTGCCCCACAGACCTGCTCGCTTGGCATCCTCGACGCTGAACCTGGCGATGACCGGGTTGCGGCCTTTGCGGCGGGCAACGCAAACAGCCACCGGGTTGGGTGTGCCTTCGTTCTCGAAGTACTCATCCACCCCATCACAGACCGCACTGGCCTGCACCAGGGCCATGGCTGCGTCACCGTAGACCGAAGGCTTACCGTTGATGACAGAGATGTTCTGCAGCGCCTGCAGGGGTGCCAGGCCGATCTCGAATCCCCATTGCATGGCTACCAGGATGTCCTCCGGTTTGCCTTGGTATTGCTTGGGCACCATGGTGCTGTCGGCCATCATCTTGCTGAACTGCATGGCCTCGGTGATGGTGGTCGGCGCGAAGCCTTTGGTTGTGGTCAGTTGCATGTGTCTTCTCCAGGTAGGTATTGCTTGAGGGTCTCGAAAACGAGGGCGACGATTGACGTGATGACTTCGTCGGCCTGCTCTTCATTCATGTTGGTGGCATTGAGGAGCGCCACCATTGCTCGGTTGTGGGCCTCCATCACAGGGCTGATGTCCATTGGGTCGCTCATGCCTTTGGCTCCTTGATGGTCAGCGATGACTGACGGATTGTGTATGCCTCCTTGGCAGCCACCATCTTGGCAGGCTGGGCCTTGTATGACCGAGTTGGCCAGCTGATGGTGTAACCCCCGGCAATGGCCCTGGTGGCCTGCCCCATGACCTGCATGATCTCTTTCTCGGCGTCGGCAATGGATGTCTCGGCCTTCTTGATCTCGGCCCGGCAGGCGATGATCTTCTCGGCCAACACGCCAGCAGTGTCAGGCAGACGGATGGTCTCTTCGTTGACTGGGTACATGCCACGGGTGTCTGGCCAGCGCTCACCCTCCTGCGGCGGATAGTAGTCAATCGCGCCGGTCTGCTTCCAGGTGTCCAGCTTGGCCTGGAACTCAATGGCCACCTCGGCTATGCGATCAACCGTGCCCTGGTGTGGGGCAAACAGGAAGATCCGCAGCTCGGTGCCACGGTAGAGCGTGCAGACCGCGCCCCACTTGGCCTTGATGATGTCCATCTGGGCCTGCAGCTGGATCGGGCCACGCCACAGGGGCGGCACGTCCTCCTTGTCCATGGCTGTGAGCTTGGCCTCCAGCACGCCAATGCCGTCCAGCGTGATGCTGTCCTGGCCAATGACGTAGATCCCGGCGTCTGGATCGGTGGTGATGATCTGGCCACGGCCATTGCCGGTGCCGTCCAGGCTGCAGCACAGGGGCAGGCTGTCGTGAAAGGCCGCTGTGGTGTGCTCGGTCTCCAGTTCTGACAGCTCCAGCCTGGCGGCCGCCTCGGTCAGGATGATGGGCTCCAGGGTATTGCCCCACTCCATGGCCTCCTTGGATTCGAACTCGAACTCGATGCCCTGCAGTGCGGCGATGCTGTGCTCCAGCTCCTCATTCGCTGTGCGGTACTTGCTGATGCCCATGACCGAGGGCAGGCGGGATGCTGACAGCATTGTGTCAGGCGTGACTTTGTTGACCATTGAGGTTCTCCTTGAGTTTGTAAATGCGGATCACGCGAGCGTGAGCCTGGGGGTGCGTGGCCTCGGTGAAACCGCAAGCCTCGAATTGCTTGGACTTGAACACCGCGCCCAGAACGGACGGGTGCATCTCTGCGGGCAAGGGGATCTGTGCCCGAATGTCGTTGATGCTGACGGTGCCTTGTTGTTGGCAGACCGCTATAGCTAGTGCTCGGCAGCTGGCCAGGAACTCTGCGTCCCTGACCTGGAACATATCGAGCTGGGCGTCGCGCAGGGCGCGGCCTTGGTCGGCGTACTGCATGGCCGACCTCAGAGCGTGAACGCAATGGTGACTATGGCCAGAACCGAGACCACGTACAGGGCCAGATCAGCGGCGGCAGTGGCGCGGGATTCGCGCTTGGTCAGCAGTGCGGTTTGCAGGCGCTCTGCGTGGGCGCTGTACTCACGCAAAGGGGGCGGCTGGTAGTTGCAGCCGATCAGCACCTTGCCGGTGTTGTAGGGTGGAAGTTTAGGTTTGTGCATGGTTCTCTCCTTTGGTTAAATGCGTTTGAGTAGGTTGGCGACCTGGCTGGCGTGCCACTCGGTGTTGCCACGGGGGGTCTCAATGTTGCGGGCTGTCAGAACTTCGGCAATGTCGCGCAGGGTTGTTGCACCGCTGCGCTTGATGATGTCGCGCACCAGGGGGCCGACCTTCTCGGCATAGGCGTCTGCCTTGGCCTTGATGACCTTGACGCCTTCTGCGCTGCCGACTTCGGGGGACGGACTACCCAGGGCGCGGCCTTGTGCTTTGACCTGTGCCAGAGCTGCTTTGGTACGCTCGCTGATTTTGCGGGCTTCCCATTCAGCAAACACAGCCATCATCTGCAAGAACGTGCGGTCTGCTTCTGGCATGTCAGCGCAGACAAAGGGCACGTTTGACTCCAGCAAACCGCTGATGAAGTGGACGTTGCGAGCAAGGCGATCAAGTTTGGCAATCACAAGGACTGACTTTGTACGCTTGGCCAGGCTCAGTGCGTGAGCCAGCTGCACGCGATCATTCTTGCGGCCAGACTCGACCTCAGTGAACTCAGCAACCAGCTCTGATTGGCCAATGTGACGGGCAACAGCATCGCGCTG